GGGTGTCCATGGACGATTTGCACGCTATGTCGTGTTGGTATTGTATTAGTGTTTCTTAATTGAAGTGTTTTATTGCTACTTGACGCCGCGTGCGTCTTGCTGCTATTTAACACTTTTGTTATTTGACACTTGAGCAATCCTCCTACTGGTTGATGCCCTATATAGCATCACACAAGACAACCACACTATATTGTCTACCACCTCCTTGAGGGTGGGGTGTAATACTTTTTGCACTGAAATCCAACTCTGTTGGTAGTTGCCGTTTTTAGTTCTGAAGCAACTCTAATTCCACAGAACTATAAGGGTTTTTGCTGAAACCTTATAAAACAGCTTACCTCATGTAGTCAACATGAAGGCCAAAATGCCAAAGTCACTTACTTTGCTTGGACGCTCCCTGTCTGAAATAGATAGGTTGTAAAGGACTTTAGGTACAGGTTAAGATTGAAGATTATATAAAGCCTCGGGGCTATACACAAATTTTTGTCGCCCGCCGATGACAAAGATATTGGAACCCTGTAGGTGAGGCATCCTCCCGGAAAAGCTTCGGTTTCCGGGATTTAAGGATAAATAGGTGTTCGGACTGCCATATCCGTTCATGGGCTGGCCTGTGTTAATCGCTCAGGTGGACATCCCTCCGATGATAATTCCTACCAATAGTGTCCAAACTGCTTCGCTTTCGAGCGAGGCCATGGGTGAACTTTCATTCCCAATGAGAGAAGTCACTCCAAGTCAGAATGATCAATTTTCTGAAGTGGTCTATCAAGGTCTAATGGTTATCAGTTTACTTGTTAATCTGTTTAGCGTGTTTCCGTCCTTACAAAGGACAATTATGCGCAATATTAAACACCCTTTTGGATATTTACTCAGACAGTTGCTTCAACTGACATCAGTACTATTTATAGTATTCTATCTTCGTGGAATGAGAATCGATCATTTCATTAGGTCTGATGTTTTTGTGTTTATGTGCATCTCTACTGTATTACAGTTAGTTATGCGCTTTCTCCCAATATTGATGACTTACTTGAATGAGCGATACCTTCACGAAAAGGCATCATTTGCGGCCTGTGGAACAGTATTCAGTTTCTTTTGCTGGTTCTCCCCAGTCATTGAGGAGCTCGGTAAGGAGTACATGTACCATACTGACGCATTTGCATTTCTTGAACTATTTGCTAGTTTTCCCCTTAAGAAATCTACTAGGGTCTTTCCTTTTATTTTCCATTTGGGTATCTCTGGCATAGAGGCACCGCTGGTGCGAATTTTCCTCCATATTGTCTGGAACTGCGTCGTATTTTTCAAGTACGAGAAAGAGATGCGGTATCAGGCGGAGCAGATCGAACTAGCTACAACTCAGTGGTTAACTTTTCCTGACCAGCAGAATCTGAAAAGGCTCAACATGCTATGGAAAGAACATACACTTTACCACTACGCCTTACTTCCTTTTGCAACAATACCTGGATCATTCCTAAGCTCTTACAACTCTAACTTTGAGAGACTAAGAGCATTGCACTATAAAAAGTCAATTGATGGATTGAAACAGGTGCTGTTGAATTTTTTGATTAAAATGCTATCGCCGACCTCAATGAGTCTCAAGGACATTGAGAGGTTTGCCGCATTCCTTGTTAGCTTTTCTGTGTCGAGAGACAAAGATCAAATGCTAGCTTCTATCACTATGTATGCCACGTCCATTACGGACGACTTACTTGTGACTAAGATCAAGGATGTGATTAGCAAATTAATCTCACCTCTAACCCCAGAGTCCAATTCATTTTCGGATGGTTGGAAGAAGTTCTCTGAGAGTGCTGATTGGATCCTCGACGGTTCCAGTAGCTTTACCAACTCTGAGATGTTCCAGTGGTTGAGAACTATTGTTACTGCGTGTTTATGCGTGCCTGTCTTTAACAAGATGGGATTAGCATTTCATGCGCAGCGCTTTAGTCTTTACGACGAGAAAGTCTTACGGTCCTCTAGGAACGATGGGGTGAATTTTGTTATCTCCGTCATTAGAGCTATGAAAAGCGTATGTGATGTTGGTGTTTCTTACATTTCAGGAGAGGGATCTTTGGAGAAGTTCCAGAGTAATTCCCCCTTTTCCCTGTTTATGAAGAAGGCTGATGAACTGTACAAAATGAAGAGCTTTATTTGTGTCGGAGAACAAAAAGAGGGTTTTATCGAAGCGACCCAATATCGTCTTCACTTAGACGAAACAATCAAGACTGGTCGTGTGCTCTCAGCATCTGGTGCAGGACTCGATCCTGGATCACGATCGCTTATTGAGCGCAAATTGACTGAGCTTGAGTGTATTGAGGCTCGACTTCATGCTCAAGATCTTGCCAGCACAAAGGATCCAGCTTTCATTCTCTTGACTGTCGCCCCTCCAGGCACAGGGAAGTCTGTCATTACAAAGGCTTCACACAAGATTATGATGGAAACCTATGGAAAGGCATACGACGAGAAAGCTGTGGGTGTTATCGACCCAGAGCAAGACTTCCAGGACCACATTACGAATGGTACTGAGATTATCCACATTGAGGAGGTTGGGATTGAAACCCCTGACTCCATGAAGTCTAGTGGTGCATCAAACACGACTAAGTACTTACTCCTCTATGGGGACACGTTCCCCCAAGTGGTTAATAAAAGTCATCTCGAAGACAAAGGTAAGACTATTAATTTGAACAAATTTGTCACTGGTAATACCAATTCCTTTGACATCAATGCTCAATTGTTTACGAAATTTCCCGGTGCTGTGTACCGTCGTATTACTTTTCAGGAAGTTATGGTGGATCCCAAATTTAAGAAGGAGGGAACCAATCAACCAGATCCTATGAAGATGGAACAGTACGCACAAGAGAAAGGCATTCCGGTGTC